TAAATAAAAATACTGAAGTGCTATAAACATTATGCCATTACCAAAAATTGCGACACCGACATATGAGTTGGTTCTTCCTTCTTCTGATCGAAAAATAAAATATCGACCATTTTTAGTTAAAGAAGAGAAAATATTGATTATTGCAATGGAATCTGAAGATCAGAAACAGATAACGAATGCTATCAAATCTGTAATTAATAACTGTATATTAACAAGAGGGATCAAAGTTGATAAATTATCCACCTTTGATATTGAATATCTATTCTTAAATATAAGGGGAAAATCTGTTGGTGAGAATGTAGAAGTTCTTATTACATGTCCTGATGATGAAAAAACACAGGTTCCTGTGATGATTCCACTTGATGAAATTAAAGTTCAAAAACATCCTGATCACAATAAAGATATAAAATTGGATGATAATTTAGTATTAAGAATGAAATACCCCTCATTATCAGAATTTATAAAAAGTAATTTTGATTTGACTGGTAATATTGGGGTTGAAGAGTCATTTGATTTAATTATTTCATGTATTGATCAAATCTATAATGAGGAGGAATCTTGGACATCTGCAGATTGCACAAAAAAGGAAATGGTTGAGTTTCTAGATCAATTAAATTCAAAGCAATTTAAAGAGATTGAAAATTTCTTTGATACCATGCCTAAATTGTCTCATACCGTTAAAGTGACGAATCCAGAGACAAAGGTTAAAAGTGATATCGTTTTAGAAGGGTTATCGTCTTTTTTCGAGTAAGTATGGCTCACGCAAGTTTAGAGTCATACTATAAAATTAACTTTGCCTTGATGCAACACCATAAATATTCATTAACTGAGATTGAAAACATGATACCATGGGAAAAAGATGTATATATTGCTCTTTTGGAACAATATATTGAGGAAGAAAATTTAAAACAAAGACAACAAGGTAATGGATAACTCTCCTGCATATGAAAATTTTAACAATAAGATGACTTCAATGCGAGGTGGTGTTGGTGGTAGCCCTATTTTAAAGAGAAGAAAGATAAGTGCAAATAAAGTTTTTAATAGAGAGGGATCAGATCCTCTTGCCAAGCAAATACAAAAAAACTCAAGAGAAATAGTATTATTAAAAAATGTCGTTATATTAAATACTAATCGAGTTTCTCAGATATTAGTAAATGACGCTGAGAGAGAAAAGTCAATACAAAGAGAAGCACAAAGAAAACAGATATTGCAGGATGAAAAAGATAAATCTAAAAAGAAAGAGGGATTATTAGAAGGTGTTGGTAAATCGATAAGTAAAACTCTGCTTAAACCTGTAGAGGCAGTTGGTAAAACTGTTAAGGGTGTATTAGGTAGATTAGCTGATGCTTTTATGTTGCTTTTTGGTGGATTTATAGCAAATAAAGGAATTAAAATGATTCAGGCATATATGTCTGGTGATACTGAAACCTTCAAAAAGATGAGAAATACTATAATTAAGTCAGTCGCAGTGGTTGGTGGTATATTTCTTGCTTTAAATGGTGGTCTATTGGCATTACCTGGCATTATATCTGGAGTTATAGCTGCTGTAATTAAAATTGGTGGAGCCATGATGGCGTTTATGGCAAGTCCAGCAGGATTAATTGCGCTTGGATTGGCAGCGGGAGTTGGTGTGTTGTTTGCTATGAAAAAGGGTGTTGACTCTGCTTCAACCAAACTCGCTGGTGGTAGTAAATTTCAGCAAAAATTTGATGATCTTAAAGGTCCTCTAACAGAAGCAGGTATTACAGTAAAAGGCACAGGTAAAGATGAAAAATTTTATGTTGGGGATACAAAGAGTCAAGGTGGATCTTCGAGTAAAAAAACTGTAGAAAAAGCAGGAACACCCGAACAAAAAGAAATAGTCGCAAATTATATTATGAAAAGAGATAAAGTAATAGGTATAAGAGATAATATGAGAAGTGATATGGAAGCAGCGGAGAGTAAATTGAGAGAAACGGCTAGTACAAAGTCTTTAAGAGATGGTACATTCAGTGACGCAATGGCTAAAGAAAAAAAAGAAATAAGAGATAAGTATGAATTACAAATTAATGGTATGACGACATCTCCTAAAATAAATTCTAACCCTAATAAAAAAGTAAGTGTCTCCACACTTAATGAAGCACCTCCAAATATTGTGGATGCGACTACGAATGTGAGTGGTGGTTCAGTTGGAACGTCTGGTAGTGGAAATCTGGCAACTTCAATTCCAAATATATCTGCATCAAACTCTGATAATAATTTCACATTATACTCACAAACTCAATATAATATTTTAGTATAATATGGCAGCATCAGCAGTTTTACAAATCGGAGCAAAAATAGCATCTAAAT